CCCATCCCTTGAATAATTGTATATCTTGGATCTGAAAACTTACCAAAAAATTTTTGAAAAACTTCTTTATCAGCATCTTTTATATTAATTTTTTTACCCAATACCTCTATTGTCCCTCCTAAATCTACCAATTGAGTAAATGCTTTTTCAGTCTGTCCTTCCATTGTTGAATTATTATAAGTTTTATTAGGCAAAGCAGGGGGTTTTTTCATTTTAGAAGCTTGTTCTAATATTTCATCCGCTAACATCTCTGCATCTTTTCTAAAAGCCACGTCATCAACAAGAGTTGTTCCATTAGTTTCAGCTAAACTACGTCTTATAACATTAACTGTATCATTGTATACTTGATCAGTGGGTAGATATCTTTTAAATCCTAAAATACCTTTTTGTTCAAATATATTATAAGTGTTACCTATAAAAGATTTTATACGATCAGCTGTAATTCCTTTTATTTCTTTTGTTACCTCTCCAGCTTTAGCTGGAGGTGCAGCTTCCTCTATAACTTTTATTAAACTATTAAACTCACCTCTGGCTTCATTTAAAACATCTTTAATTCTTAATCTTGATTCTTTGCTAATATTTTTTTCTTTAAGAGCATCAACTAAATTATCTATTCTATTTACATTAATTTCTTTACTTAAGTCTCCTTCTAATAAAAGTTCATTAAGTTGTTTCATAAATGCATCTTTTTCTTTTGTTAAAGATTTATCATATACGTGTTTTAATTCTGGAAAGATGTTATTAATTTCTTTAGTAATATTTTTAAAGAGTCTTTGAGCTTCATTTATATCCCCTGCTTTTAAACCTCCAAATCTTCTCACACCTTCAAATAGTTCTCTAGTAAGGCCTCCTTCAGGTGTAACCATAGAAGCTATTTTAGCTAAAGCTCTATTAAATCTAGAACTACTGTAAGCTAATTCTTTACCTTGTGTTGCTAGAAGCTTGGCGCTTTTACCCACACCCGCTACAAAAGGCACAACCAATAAAGACTCAGAACCAAACTTTACTCTATTTAATAATTTACGAGCAGCGTCTCCTCGACCTTCAACTCTCTCATCTCTATCTAAACGGGTAGGTGAACCTGTAAATATATCTCCAAAACTACCTATGTCCTCTACATCCGCTACAAACATTTCACCAGCTGCTCCACCCATCACTCCAGCAGCAAATCTTTTAACACCTGCTTTTTCATTTAAGGCTCTAGTTCTTTCCGCTACTTTACTCATGCCAGGTGTTATTGTTGCATACCTACCACCTTTTTTAGCATCAATTGCTCTTTTTGCTAACTTGTCTGCTATTTTAGTACCTATCTTAAATCCATAAGCACCAGGTATACCAATAGAAGTTATGGCCTCTGTTAATCTGCCCGCTGCATTTGCTTCAGCTAATTCATCAAATGGATTTATTTTATCAAAGAATTGTTCTACTTTTACAGCCGTGTTTGTATCAGCTCCTAGATCTAATAGTTCAGCAGCTAAAGATACAATACCCTCTGGAACTTTTATTAATCCAGATCCTATACCTGCAATTGCAGATGTATACCAACTAGTTGAGTTGTCCTCTTCGGGTCCTTTTAAAGGAGTAAATTTAGTTACCACTTTTAACTCCTATTTCATACGTTGACTCAATGGTCCTTTTACGTTTTCATATCGTTTAGCAAACTCTTCTTTTTTTATAAGATCTTCAAGTTCCTTTACTGTTACAGCTTTTGGTCCTAATTTTCGTTTTTGTTTGTTTATATAATTTTTACCTTTATCATCTTTTGGTCTTTCTGGTATTAAAATAAGTCCTTTCTCGGCAGCTATTCTTTCAGCATCGGATCTTTTAAGATCTGTTCCAGTGACTTTTTCCTCTACTTCAATGTTATCACTATCCACGGTTTTTATATCTGCTAAATCAGCGAAGCTGTAATTTTTTATAATTAATCCCTGCGTATCTATACCATCTTCTTTTTTTTGTCTTTTTAATTCTTCTTTTTCAGCGTCATTAATTGGTTTTCTTATTTCTTTAATTCCACCTGTTGTACCGTCTATAAAATATTTAATACCTTGTTTTATATTTTGTTCATTTGCTTGTTTCCAAGTTTTTAAATTACTAGGTATTGATAAATCAGTGGTGATCGCTAAGTTATAGCCTGCTAATTCACTTCCTAAGAAATCTTTAGCTTGGTTAAATTGAGTTCTGCCAGTTTCTCCTATTTCTTTAGTGACAATGTCGGCCATGGTTTCAGCAATATTTATATCCCCAGTGTTGTTAAGAAAATTTTCTTTTATTAAATTATAATTAACACCACCTTCCGCATCTGTTTTAGCTTTATATTGTTCCCTTATTTTTTCAAGTTGGAAGAGTTGGTCGTCTTCTATTAATTTTTTCTCATATCTTCGTTTTTCTTCCTCGTTCATTCTCTCATATTCTTTTGCTTCTTTTAAAAGTTTAGCATCATAAGCTCTTTTTTCATCTCTATCTAATATGTCATACGCTCTTGTTTGTTTTAATAAATTAATTTCAAATTTTTGTTTTTCAGCGTCTTTTAAATCTTGATAATATCTATTATCTAAAGTAGCAGCCCTTAAATATTTTCTTTCATCGTCAGTTAAGTAATTTCTGTAGTCTCTTTCATCAGCTGTTAAAGCTAACTTATATCTTTGATCAGCTTCTCTTGCTTCGTCGGCTAATCCCAACTCAGTTCCTTTTAATCTAAGGCTTCTTTCAAACTCCGCTTCTTTACCTAACCTGTCTAGTAAAGTTTTACTAGCTGGACCTAGTTTACCTATAATCTCTGAAAAATTTTTAGCTGTAGCTATGTCTGGTCCAGCGGTTAATAAAAAAGTAGTAGCAGGATCCACGCCTTGAAATCCACCTACACCCTCTCTTAATTGAGCTATATACTCATCAACTGATTTAGGCTCATCTATTTTCATTTTACTTTTAAAAGCCTCTGGACTTTCATAACCTTCTAAATCTACATTTTCAGCTCGTTTAACAAGGTTAGGAACAAGAGTTTCTAAATTATCGGCTAAAATATTTTCTCTTTCTTGAAACTGTATTGGAACAAGTTGTTCTGAATAAGTCGGACGCTGTGTTTCATCACCACTAAATATACCTTCCCGAGCCTTCACTCTATCTGTAATACCAGACATAATACCAACCCCGACGTTACCGCCTTTTCTAAACATCGGTCTTTTAAATGTTCTACTCATTACGTTTTACCTGGTTGATTAAATGCTCTGTATATACCTGCTAATGTTGCACCTGTTCCAAGAGCTGTTGCTAGAGGGCTTGGACTAGGTTCTGTTATTTGTCTAGTTTGACCTGGGTATCCAGCTATTAGACTAGTTACACCACTACCATAAGCCTGAGCTGCACTTAGTGGTTGATTTAATCGCTGTTGAGCCAACTGTTGTTGAGCCGCTAGTTGAGCTTGTCTTTGTGCTTGATTAGCTGCACCAAGAGTTGATAAAGCTCCAATATCTTGACCTAAGAAAGCTTGTTGTGCTCTACCCAATCCTAATTGATTAGCTGCTAAAGCTTGTTGATTTTGAAATGCTTGTTGAGCTAAATTCTGAGCCTGGCCAAAACCTTGTTGCAAGAGTTGTGCTTGTAATGCTGCACGGTTCCTGTCGCTTGCTGCTTGGAACTCGGCTCTTTGAACACCCTCTCTACCACCACCAAGAACACCTTGACCTACAGCTTGAGCGGCTATGTTAGGTATACCTTTAGCTGCTTGAATATCAAATTCATCTAATGTAGTTTTAATTACATCTTTTTGATATGGGGACAGAAAAGCTTGAAAAGCTGTTGGCCCTGTTAGTGTTCCAGCTTGAGCTTCCCTAGCAGCTGCAGATTGTAAAAATGGTTGAAACGCTCCTAAACCTTGTGTAGCTAATTGTTGCGCTCGAGCCTGTAAAGGATCTTGCGCAGCCACGAACTGTGGACCAAATACTTTAGAAAGATCTGCTGTTTTAAATTGACCCGTTGCGGTTGCAAGGTCCCCTAAAAATGTTTTACCAGCAGCTTCTATAAACTCTGGTGGTAATATACGTTGTTCTGTTACTTCAGCCATTATGCTACCTTATTCTCCAATCTCTTCATTTGATCATACATTCTTTGTGCTCCTTTTTCAATGCTGCCATCTCCAGCACCTCTGACAGCATCAGCCGTCATTACAAATTCATTTTTACTTAACATAGCTGGTACATCATCAGCTCTCTCTTTTATACCCACTGGCACAAAACCACCTTCATCTCTGTAGTCTCTTTCCAAAACACCCGCTTTATTAGTTCTCATAATACCTGTTGGCATGCCACCAGCAGCTAATCCTTTTTTCTTTTTTTTAATAAGTTCTTTAAGTTTATCAATATCTGGTTTAAATGGTTGTTGCTCTTTAGATTTCATAGGTATTTTAGTTTTAGCTTCGTCTCTATTCTCAGCTAACATTTTTAATATCTCAGATCTATACATTTCTTTTGTACCTGGGTTTCCTACAGAAGCTCTTTCAAGATCAGACATAGGTTCTCTTAATACTTCATTAAACATGTATTTTGGTGGCCCATCTTTTAAACCTATACGACCACCATCTTTTACAGCTATGGGTTTATTTCTTTTTAAGTATTGTAAAAACTCTTGCATCAACCTATTTTGATTTTGCATTTCTTGTTGTTCACCTTTTTCTTGTAAAAATTTTTTAAACTCTTCCTCTGGAAAAGGCACTGCACCTTTGTTCAAACCAACTCTACCACCCGTAGCATATTCAGATATATTTGTTTGTACAAACTCTTCTATTTCTTTATCGCTTGCATTAGGGTTTAGCGAAGTAAAATAATCTTTTAGATAAATACTTAATTTATTTTTGTCTCGTTTAAGTGATTCTACGTCTTCTTCAGTTGCGCCTGTGCTCATAAGATAAGTGATGAACCCCGCACCTAAACCTAATTTACCACCTGTTCCTAATTTACTTTCACCTGATGTACCAAATAAACTTGGAAGAACAGCTTGTATTCCTGTTTTTCCTAATAAACCTGTTGCCTCTCCCCCTATGGCAGCTCTACCAAAAAGGCCACCAAAAGTAGTTCCAGGTACACCAAAAGCTCCTATACCTAAAATAGCTGCTTTACCCAAAGGTGATTTAACAAACTTTTTAACACCTTTACCTATGCTTTTTACTAAGCTTCCTAATCCGTATAGTTGTCTGGGTTCTTGCATCCTCGATATTGCCATAATGTTGTCTAATTTAAAGTTAAAGGCAGGCGTACTAATCCTGAAATATCACACTTTATTTGATTTTTTTCTGGTCGTCAACAGGTTTTAAGTTATCAAAAAATCTACCATAGTATTGATATTCACCCACATGATTAATATAATCCATGATATAAACAAAGACTTTGCCCCCCATGTCCGTCCATCTTTGACAAAAACCAAAGTCTTCACCAAAATATCTTTTGGTATCGGTTTCATGAAGGGTATCAAAAAAGTTAAAAAAGTTTTCTTTTTTAACCTCTTTTCCATTTATGTTAGTGGGTTGATAAATCTCTAGTTCTGGATATCTTTTAATCATATCCGTTAATACTTTTCTTTTAATTAACATACATCCTGTTGGAGCATGAGTTACTTCTACAACTCCATTATTCGAGTCTATATTAGTTTGATCACTTAATTTTAAAGGAAATGTATATCCAGGTTTTTTAAGATCCTCTGCTGATTTAGCCTCGTGTCTAGCCAACCATACTTTGTCCCAATTAAAAGACTTCATTGGATATGGGCAAGATATAACGTCTTTGTCAGCTGCTAACATTTTTTCAATTGTAGAAAAATCAAAATCAATATCTGAATCAATAAACAATAAATGAGTATAATTATCTTTATGATTTAACATTTCAGCCACACATAAATTTCTACCTTGAGTGACCAGAGATGATTTCATTAATGTAAAACTAACTAATATGTTTTTTTGTAAACACTTTTGTTGAAACTTTAAAACAGCTTGACAATAGTGCATAGAAACATCGCTGTGCACAGGTGTACAAACCATAATTTTGTGCGGTGATGTTCCTAAATCAATCGTAGTAATTGATGTATCATTTTCACTGTTATCAAACCATATAGGTTTAGTTGGATCTTGCATCTAAAACTCCTTTCAAAAATGTCTGCCATTGATTACCTATCTTATTCCAATTGTAATAAATATTAGCATAATTAGATTGTGAATTTAAGTGGGCATGAATTTGTTCTGTGTGTATAGTTTTAGCCGCTTGCTCAATTGCAAATCCAAATTTTTGAGCTAAAGCTTGATAGTTATTATCATAAGGAACATACATTGGAAACTCTGCTCCTGTTTCATATAATGCACCAAAATCAGTTACGATAGAATAAAGACCCGCTGCCATGCACTCTAATAAAGATATGCAGAACGTTTCTTCAAATATGCTAGGATACACATACATGTGATAATTTTTTAAATTATCTTTTATGTATTGATTAGGTTTATATCCTATATAGTTTACATTAGATAAACTCTCTGCTTGTTCATATAGTTCTTTGTAATGATGATCACTCTGATCATAAAAATGTTTTCCATATACTTCGGTTGAAGAATATACGTCTAGAGTTATTAAAGGGTTCTTAACTAATTGCATGGCTCCTAACAGAACAGATAAACCACGCCAAGGTGTATTTTGATGAACTATTCTTATCGGGTCACCTTTTTTATATGGTTTTGAAGGTTCTATTTTATCTATACCATTTTTTATAACCACGGATTTATGTGTTGGAATATTAAAATGATATCTATATTTTTCGTACGTCCAATGAGAATTAAATACATACCAATCATACTTATCATGATTAGCGGAGTTGCTAAACCA